GTTTTCTGATGTCACCTGCTTAATTAAATTCTCATCATTTAACATCATACAGGTTCCATCAGAGACAATTTCGTCCCAGATCTGATCTCTGGAAAGATTTTGTCCTGCAGCTACGTACCGTGCCTCATAGTTCCGCACCAGTTCATCCGCTGTCACTCCATCACGATCCATAAGGACGTTGGCCGCCATCTGCTTGTAAGCTCCATACTCGGTCGGAGCATAGTCTTGAATGAAATGGGTCAGTTCGTGAGAAGCGGTCTGGAGGATGTTTTTGGAGTTGATGTTAAGCCTTACAACGCCGCTCTTCGCCTCATAGCTTCCGGATGCCGTACTGCTATCCACTAATTCGAATCTTAGTCCGGTTTTCTTGCCGAGGGACTGTGCCAGGGCCTTTTGTGCGGCAGATGCCTGTCCGGTAAGATCTTCGGCGCTTCCGGTTCTCGCCTCCCCCTGACGGTATTCCGGCTGGGTCTGTATTGCAAGGTTTCGGTCCTGCGCACCGGCTTTATATGCGGCGGCTGCCTGCTCCGGGGTCATCATGGACGCGAGCATGGATTTCTCCGCAGTATCCATATCAGCGTTGTACCGACCAGCATCGTAATATCTTCCATATGCTGTCTGGTAGTCATCGATAGAGAGGTTTCCGTCGTAATTTTCCACGAAAGCTTTTCTTCCGTTTTCTCCGAGTCCCTTTGCGTAGTCATTCAGCGTGTCATAGTCTACATTTTCTGTGGAGCTTTCAGTTCGTACATTTTCCATCGTCTCCGGTACGGTCTGGCGAGTCTCTTCCGATTCAATCCGGGATTCCGGCTGTTGCACCGGTGCAACTTTCTGATTTTCCTGTTCTCCCGCAGCGACTTCATCTGCGAAATCTTTAGCAATGATTTCCTGAATCTGCTCATCTGTCAGATTCGGGTTATACGGATATGCATTCCGGGTTTCCTGCTTTTGAGTCTTCTGCGCAATATCCGTCTGATCCTGAATATTTTCATTATTCTGAGCCGCAGAAGCTGTCTCTTCCCGAGCGGGTGTTGTGTCTTCGGAAAAGTCCTTCACGCCAGGGATTAGATCATAATAATCCCTCATGAACGCGCCCTGCTGCATAGCCGTTGGTTCTCCTCCGCTGGCCTGAAGAATTGCGTACCTCCACGCAAGGCTTTTTAAGTTTACTGCTCTCTTTGCATCTTCAAATGTTTTGTAGCTTGCCAGATCCGTATCGATACTTTCGGCGATCTCCTGGTAATTGTCTAAGGCGTTGGCACGACCGTAGCGCTGCTGATTGATTCCGCTCACAAGCATTCCGCCGCCGCCCATGATTCCACCAGATATCGCTCCACCAAGACCCGCAAGCCCGATCCGCTCAGCAAGAGCCTCTGCCGCCCCAAGTGTTGAGCTGTTCTCCTTGTCCTGTACCCACCGGGACTTATCTCCCATGATCAGGCGGTCTGTCAGTGCATTGGTCGCCTCAGTCGCCATTTCTTCAGATGCTTCCGTTCCCATCTGTTTTGCGATATTTTTGGCGACATCTTTCCAGGAATATACTGGAACAGACTGCATGCTTTTTAAATTTCCCAGGCTGAACTTTTCAAAGAGTCCTTCCGCAATACCCTGGGCTGTACCCTGTGCAAGAGCTTTTTTCGCACTGACGTTCTGGGACAAAGCATCCTCTTCTGCTCCTGTCGCCGCGGACAAGCCTGCGATTCCCAGTCCTGCATATCCAAATGGGAGTCTCGCCAAGGATTGTGCCATAGAAAGTCCTGTATCCACCGCAAAATCCGTTGCGGGGCTGTCGGCAATATTTTCCCTGGCTGCTTCCTTTAAGCCCTCTCTGGTGGCATTCTCGAGCCCGGACATGCGATGTCCCACATTATTCCGGTCAATTTTCTTTCCCCGCACTGTATCCGCAACGTCCTGTAAATATCCAGCGCCACTCGTTACTGATCCAATGACATTACCGAGGATACCCGTCAGTGGATCAGTCTTTCCGACTTTCTTACCTGTCTCCTCAATATCTTTTGCGTTCCGCTGTTTTAAGGAATCGTTGATCTGTTTCAGATAATTATCGCCAGATTCCCGTCCATATTTTCCTACGAGATAGTAATAGTTGTTCTTCTCGTCATCCGTCATGTAGCTGAGATTGTAGTTTTTCCGATACTTTGCAAGCTTCAGCTCATCTCCGTATCCTTTTAACATCGTCGGGATGTCATCCTTCGTCGGATCAAGCACATACGGAGTGCTCAGCACACTTTTCTTCTGTTTTCCGGCTTCCACCGCAGATTCCCAGTCCGGCGGCGTATACTGTCCCCTAAACTGATTCTGGCTGCGGAGGGAATTTGCAAACCCTTCCGCAGCCTCCTGCATTGCTGTACGGCGGAATCCAGACGAGTTTGTCCGCCCGAGTCCCGTTGTCATTCCGTATTTCTTCGCATAGTCTTCTCTGGTAACACCTCCATCAGAAATGCTCTTCTGTGTCTGTGCGGTTCCAGTCTGGCCAAGCGTTGTTGCCCCATATTTCTTTCTATATTCTTCCCTTGTTGCCATAAGCCCTCCTTACCGGCGTTTGAAATACAGATCATTGATGTTGTTGATCTTCAGATTTTTCTGGACCTCTTCCGCGATTGCCGCATTCTTGTCGATTCCGGCATCCTGAATGATTGCTTCCGCATCATCTACACCAAAATTACCTTTTTCCATCTCCTGCATAACTTTTTCCAGTGCGTCATAATCGCTGATTTTACCCTCTGCAAGCTTGGAAGAGAGGTTTGCAGAGAATGGTGTATATCCTTTCGTGCTTGTATAGCCCGCCGTTTTCTTTGTACTTTTCTTTGAGGATCCAGAACTTCCTCTGCCGGACGAGGCTGCAGCTTTTGACTTCTGATATTCAAACTGTTCCCTCTGGAGTGCCATTTCTGCTTCCCATCTCGCCTGCTCCTGCGCTGCCTGGTCCTGCTGAAACTGAAACTGTTTTGCCCACTGTTCCGCGGCGACATCGGCCTGACTGCTGTCCCAGTCTTTTCCATACTCCGAGTCATACCGATTTGCAAGGTAGGATAAATCACTGTAATAATCACTGACTCCATCCCGGTACTGCCCGTAATCAAAATTTCGTTCCGTATCGTATCGGCCGGACAGATACGATAAATTTTTCCAGTAATCGTCGACGCCGTCCCGGTACCGACTGTAATCTGTGTTATCCAGTCCTGTAACCACGTTCATTTGGTTGTATCGATCCGCCTGCTCATTCAGGTACTGCTGATATGCCTTGTCTCTGAAGTCCAGGGCTTTATCATTCAGCTGTGATAAATACTCGTCATATGCCTGCTGCCCCGCAGCCGTGGCGTATGTGGACCCATACCCTCCGGTGAGTGCGGCAGCATTCCCCATAGTATCCCGCATGGCTTTGTCACCTTGCTTTGTATAGCTCTCTCTGTACATCTGATACAAGTCATCATTTGCAAGATCGTCCGCTGTGTAGCTAAACTTCGGATTGTTCAGAATGGAATCCAGAATGGAGCTGATCTGATCCTCGTACCGGCTCTGGAACTCTCCCGGCTTATCCGCTTCTGCCTCCTTCAGGCGGTCATAGTAATCCGTGACTCTGTCGGATTCCTTATAAGGATTCGGCTTGCTGCTCTCCTGCGTCTGGAGTCTTTTATAATAGCTTTCCGTACCCGGAGATACTTTCATGCTTCCCCGCGCAACGGAAGAGCCAGAGGCGGAAGCAGATCCAGAAACCGGACTCTGGGATCCGGATGCACCTGTTCCTGAGAGAACATTCTGAGATGGTGTTTCCGCTGCCTTTCCCACCCCGGACGCGCCCTCCGGAGATGCCTGTGATCCTTTCTGTAACTGTGTCAAAAGGTTCATATTCTGCGCCGCTGTACCGGAATAATTCGTGATTCCAGCCTGTGCTGCTAACTGCTTTCGTGCCGCGTAAGAGCTGTCCTGTCCCTGTGATTTTAAATAATCAACAATACTCGTGATCGCCATCTTCCTTCTCCTCTCCAGAGCTATCCTTTAAGGCTCCTTTTGTTTCTTTTCCACTCTCAAGGATCATTTTTATTCCTACAAGGTTGCTCATACTCTGTAATCCCGTCACTGTCACATGATCCAGTAGTTTAAGCGCCGCGTCGATCTGCTTTTTTTCATAAATAATGTTAGCTGACATATGCCTCTCCTTTCATTTCATCAATCTGCTGCTGAAGGTTCTTCACTGACGATATCAGCAGTGGAATAAAATTTTTATATTCAATTCGGTATTTCCCACTCCGGGTTTCCAGACCTACCAATGGGTAATAGATTTCCAGCTGATCCTGCAATGCGTCAACTTCTTGTGCGATCATACCAGCCGACCACTGCCCATCCTTTTTATACTGGAAAGTAACCGGTCTTGTACCAAGAAGAAACTTCAGTGCTTCATCCTGATCAATATCATAGATGTTTTCTTTTGCCGACTGATCTGACAGATCATCTACTCTTTCCCATAGCGTCTGCACCGTTTCTGTAACACCGTCTCCACCCCACCATGACTTACCAAGGTAAATATCGTAAAAATATGACGATTTATTTGCTCCATCGCCGTCAAAGTAGTCCGCACTAATGCAATATGCTCCAGTAATCTGACCGTTGTAAAAGGTCATCGCTCCTCGGCTGCTCAATCCGTTCATTTCCAATTGAGGATAATATTTCCCGTCTCCAGAGTTTTTCTTCATCGTTAGTTTGAAATTACCATCATTAGAAGCGAATATATTTGACGCATTGGCCGACACATAGAAGTCTCCAAGCTGGACACTTCCATCCGTATCAACTTCAAAGATCCCGTCACCAATATTGATGGATCCTCCGATGATCGTTGCACCCCGGATCGTGCCAGAAAACGTGGCATTCCCCGCAGCGTCTACCGTAAAGTTTTTGGCTGTAATCAGGAAATGTCCCGTTGTCAGTTTGATCATCTTTTCATCTATCAGCAACTCGGAGTTTAACTGATTTGTGACATCGCCCTTGCTGACCTTCATCTGGATCTGACCATCCATGATCTTAAAGGTCGTCTCAGTCTTGGTCTCCAGATTTCCCAAGCTGATATTTAAGCCATTTACATCAAATACAAGCTGAGCGATCTTCTGATCTCTCTCGATATATTTCTGTAGCGCATCCGCAGAGTAATTATCTTCTGGGTCCAGATTGGAGAACATGTACCGCAACAGCTCATTATTTTGAAATAGATATGATTTAATTTCCTGCAAAGTCCCCGTGGGCCCGTTATTTTCCTTATAAATTGCCATTTCCTACCTCCCGGATCCCACGGTATATGTCTTTCCAAATCCATATAACTTGCCAGGTCCCACGCCAACAAGCTTATACCGATAGTGATTGCAGCGCCTTGGGCGAACGGATATGCGGAAGGTCTGTTTTGTCAGTGCCGTGAATGTCTTGAGTCTGGTCCACAATGGCTCCTGATCATACTTCAAGTACACCTCGATATATGAACCTCTCTCCAGATCAAGAAGGAATTGTAACGAGTGCAGCCTCTTCTTATCCAGTGATCCATCTAATAAATCTCCGCTCTCTAACATCCACTGGATCTTGCTTTCTTTCTGATCGCTACAAACGGGCCGTATCTGTCCGTCTGCATCCAGAAAATAAAGCTCATTTGCCCCTGCAGTCGGCATCTTAAGGACCGTTCCGTCCTCCTTGTGCCACAGACTCTTCTCAGCGTCATACACATACAGGCTGGAGCCGCCCAAGCGTTCAAGAGACACATAGTATTTCCCTCTGCATACGCCTCCTGCTGCCCCTGTGTATCCATTTTGAATGTTCTGGGAAATGAGATATGGCATTCCGCCGTCATACCCGCAGATGCCGTCACAGGACGCATACATCAGGGTTGCGTTTACAATTGCAAGAGATCTCGAACATCCCTTTTTTACCCCTCGCGCCGGGTACGAGTTGATCTGTATGTTGCTGGGCTTACTGCCGTAAACCTTATGGATCATGCTCTCTTTAAAGAAAAGGACATATCCCAGATGTGTAGCGGCTCCTGTGAAATCCCCATCAGATCCTATCGTTGCCGCATACGCATCCGTAGATATGCCTTCGAAGCAATTCCAGTTACACGGATCCCCCAGTTTGCAGGCATATACCTCATGGTTTTTACTGCTGCATCCCCACACTCTGTTATCCAGCTCTGTCATGAAATCCATGTCGGGAGCCTTTCGTTTGATCGTCAGTCCGGAATCCTGCGTGAATTCTTTTTCGACATCCCCGATCACAACGATGTAATCCGTGTCTCTGCTCTGGATCACCGCACTTTTATTCATTCCGGAATTTGTGCATCCGGAGATCTCCACGCCATCCCCCTGTGCAAATTCAGTTCCAATACCAGAACACTTGATTTTTATAAAAGTAGAGGCGGAGACCGTCGGCCCGATCGTCGCCTGAGCTGACTGGGTCCAGGATTTCTCTACACTCTTCCATTCTCCCGTTGATGTGTTGTAGATACGCTTATCCGGCCACACGAGCACGTACGCCCCCATGCTGACCATCTGCTTTTCTGAGTCTTCCACGGTTCCAACGAGGTTGCCCTTATAGTAAAAATCCGTTCCATCCACCCAGATCAGCCCGTTGTTATAATGTGTCCCGTTCGGCTTTTGTAACTTCGCTATAACTTCCCCGCGGGCTGGACGCGGACCAATTGCGGGATACAGATCCGACGACATGTTTTTCATCTCCGCAAACTCATTCTCGTTGATCACTTCATTTTCATTGATTCCGCCGAAGGTTCCTATCGTTTTCTTCTGTGTCGCAACATTATTTATCAGCGCTAACCCCGCCACTATCCTCACCTCTTTTCTCCAGATTTCTGCCCCAGATATCAATAGTTGGAGCTTTCTTTGGCATATGCGTCCTCCTGTACCATGCCGCATACTGCGCATAAGAGGCCTGATGGATTGCCACAGCATTGTTATAGTTTGTTGTTTCATCGTCATAGAGCTCTATCTTTGCCCGGATGTAATGCAGGTAAATATCTGCAAACCGATCCGGAAGCAAGGTCTCTTTTTCCTGATCCGTCTCGTAGTCATATCCTTCAAACTCAATGTCGTTGCCCTCAGCCCGGTTCAGGACTTCATCCACAATCGTTCCCTCGCACTCTGAAAGCCATTTTGTTTTCATTGATGCGCTGTACTCGTTCGGTCTCAGCTCGTCAATGGCCGCGATGATTTCTGCCACTTTCATCCAATCACTCCTCTCTACTTGCCTGTATTTTCTCATTTTCACTGGGCTATATCTCCCGTAACAAAAAAGAGGAACCGGTCTCCCGATTCCTCTCCGTCTTTCATTGTTTACTTTGCCATACATCAATTTAATTTTAAGGGTCCTCCTTCAAGGCATGGTTCCTTCAAATCAATGCCTTCAATAGCAGCACGCACTTCCAAAATATGAAGGTATTCTCCCATAATACTCTGCTGCTGAGATAAAACATCTCCTGGGCAATCATGCTTCGGACCCTCGATTTTCTTTACTTCTTCATATCGAGAGGCCTCCGCAGTTTTCCATGCAGCCTCAATTTTTGTATTAAAATCTTTCAGCTTTTCGTACCGGATTTTAGTCTGCCAGTATTCAGCCTTAAAGCGTTCTTTGTAGTCCTGACTTTTCATCATATCTACTGTATTCATAAGGTTCATCATCTCTGTTTCTCCTAATAGTTCTCGCCTGTGATCAGTTTATACTCTCCCGCCGTGATCCAGCGGCCAACAGCGACCCGTACACGTTTCTTGTTCCACATTTTATGATCGTAGTAATACTTTACTTTCTCGTAGTTCTCACTCATGCCTGTTCCTCCATCATAAGCAAATAGTCGATATCCGCCCGGTTCTGCTCTACTTTATCCTTGATCCGCTCCTTACACATTTCAAAAGTAATGATGGTGCCGCGGACCTCTTCAGCCTCGGCCGGCGTATCGTCTTCCTCGGAAGCTTCCGGATACTTCACTTCGATGAGGGCACTGGTATCTCGCGTTACCATACTTCCCATCTGTGTGTATCCTGTCAGCTTCTGCGTGAATGACTCGCCGATCACTGTCATCGTGGCCGCATTCTCCGCAGTGAACTTTTCATAAATGCTGTCCAAGGAGTCCTCTGTTACCACCTTAATCTGCACCTTCTCACCCAGCTCTGCCACGCCGTTGATTGCAAGCGTATACTCAGTTCCGTCTAAAAGTCTAAGTTTTTCCATGGTCTTCTCCTTTCTTTTATCCTCATTATACTGATCCCGCCGTTAGTATTCTCCCCAGACCGAAGACCATCTCGGTGAAGTTACCAGAATGGTCCTCGTTTTGTTGACGTCAACAAAATCATCACCATGTCCCCGGCCTCAGGAAAATGGTATACTAAAATAACAATTTGAGTAAGGCGATTATTAGTTCCGATCTTTTTGCCGACTATTCATCGCCTACTTTTGTGCGCTGGAATTACAAAACCGCAAATACTCCATACAAAGCCGGTCTTACATACGGTCAGGAGGGATTTGCACTTGTCTTCGGATCAGTGTCTGGCTGGCACACGGTTATTTCCTGGCTTAAAGGCGGCAGAAATATGTGGGCACATTATGTCAGTGAGGGCACTGATTATGGATGGAGCGAATATGCACAAAAGTCGGATTTGACAGGCCTTGATGCAACTCTTTCGATTCGTGAGGAAAACGGAGGAGTAATTGTATCATTCGGCTCGAAGGATTCGAAATACGGAATATACATAGGAGTTGGTCCTAATGGAGTAAACGCAAACTACAAAATCAACGGAGAATGGAAAAAGGCTATTATCATAGCTACAAAATCATGATTTAGAATATTGCGCCCAATCAATCCATGCTGCTGGATTTCCTGCAAATTTCCTAACAAAAAGTCCAGTAGTGTCAATAATCATCTGAGTGTGAAAGTTGTCGTAAAACTGAATAAAAGGACACCATGCTATGCCTTTTGGACCATTAGAAATTGTACTTGAATTTCCAACAGTATAATATCCAGGAGTTATTCCATTTTTTGAAGCCCTGTTTAAATCTCCAGTTATATCACCTCGATATATAAGCGCACTATTTAAATCCGACTTTGTTGCATATACGTTCCAGGGAAGAGTTGACCACTCGTTTGACCCTCCGCTTTTATACCATACTGGTGGGTTGATACCCTTTTTATATGGATATATCGTCATGGCTAATGTATCTGAAATTGTTGGTCTAACGATTTCCACAGTGCAAAAATTTACTCCGTCAAGTCCCGATGGAGCATTTTTATAGGAGGCGGCAGCACCCAGGCGATGGTATCCTGCTGGAGTTTTCGGGTCGTTAAAATCGAAAACATCTGTTTCTGAATGTATGTACTGCAAGCACTTACTCAAATTGTTATTAACATCTTGCAACAAACTATACACCAGCGCTGATGTCGGAACATTCGTTGTACTGTTTATGTTCGTGCTGCTCATAGCTGATTTCAGAAGATAATCAGCAAGCTTTGTGGTCAATGTATCATTCGTGACGAGCTTATTTACAATCCGGTCCGCGATTGCATCAAAGAGCTTCTGAGCCGTTGTCTTTGCTCCTTTTGCTACATCAAGTCCCTGCGTGTCCGTAATTGCTGCATCTGCAATATTTCCAGACTCCCCTTGCGGCCCGGTCTGCCCGGTTGCTCCTCGCTCTCCGGTATCTCCCTTATCTCCCTTATCTCCCTTTGCATATCCGATAACTACATTTTTTAATGCCATACTGTACCTCCTTTACTTGCCATCGTCATACTGCCACAGGATCGCGCCGTCAGCTTCCCGATACTGTATCGGCGGGGCTGCATACAGAGCATCATCATACACACAATGGATCGCGCAGTTGTCCTCCTGATCCGTGTAGATCTGAAGAAGGCTTGATCCTGGGATACTCACCCCTGAGTCACCCTTCTCTCCTTTGTCACCCTTCGGTCCTTGAGTGCCTGTGTATTCTCCTGCATCCAGCCGTTTGATAAAATCATCTCTGGCAGCTCTCGCCTCTTCTGCTGCAGCTTCTGCGCTTCCCTTCTCGATATTCGCCATACGACAATATTCTTTTGCATTGTCACTGTTCTCGCCTACACGCGTACCGGTTTCACCAACGGCATAGCTCTTTGCCACAGTTGCATAGTTCTTCGCCCGTTCAATATTCTCGCCGAAAGTGTTGATCACCTCGTCAGTCTTCCGTGTCCTCTCCTCATCGGCCGCGACGCGTGCCTGTTCCGCCTGTTCCCGCTCCCGCTCTGCTTTTGTACGTCCCTGCTCAGCAGAATCTAAAGAGTCAAGCTTCTGGTCGATATGCCTTTCTAACTCCTCAATCTCCGACAGTCCGCCTGCGGATGGCTGAGAAGTCGTCCCTTCCACGTACACTGGAGCCTTAAACGACGCCCATTTTAAGGATCCATTGTCATCGTGAGCCCGCAGATTGATAAAGCAGGTTCCGGGCTGTGCGGTCATCGTTGCCGATATAGTCCATGTCAGGAGGATCTCATTTTCCCGTATCTCCTTTTCCAGGAACGCAGAGTCCGGAGATCCGTCCGGCAACTCCGCATTTAGCCGGAAAGACAGGTCTGCCAGATCCACACCGTCAATGGTGACTCTCTGCAGGCAAAAGGTCCTGCACGCTGCGTTGGTATCTCCCACCGCGGCGATGTATTGCTCTCTATTGGCAAACAACAGCTCTTTATGTTTGATCAGTATCATGTGCTTCTCCTTTTACCAAAAAAGGCCGCTTACTCGGCGGCCCTTTGTACTACTTGTATTTTTCAGCTTTCTGCTGGAAATCGCTCTCCATTTCTTCCGTCATCAGTGCTGTCTGCTGATCCTGCTCTCGAGAATGATCCAGAATTTCTTTCACTGCTCTCGGTACTTTGACGCGGACCCCTCTTTTGATCACGTATACCTTGCCATTTAAGGCTACTACTACGTCATCTTTGTACCGGTCGCTGTCCTTGAAAATCTCAATTTCAACCATATCAGTTGCACCGGTGCAACTCTCTGTGTTTTCTACAATCTCCGAAGCCTCTACTGTTTCTTTCTTTGCTGCCATATGTACCTCCTAATTTTCTACTCCATCAGAAAAGCTGGATCCCGTCTCGACACGCACCATAAACTGCTCCACAAGACGGACTGCTGTCTTGGTTGCCTTCCAGCCTGCCGTTCCACGCTGGTTTAACGGGTCCTCTGTTCCGCCGGATCCGAGCTGCTTCACGATGGTCTCCAGACCGCCGCCTTCGATGTTTGTGGTTCCATATGCATTTGCACCTAAAACCAGTGTTGCATATACATCCTGATTCGATGCTCCTGCTTTCGCAAAGATCTTCGCCTCAGTCGTTTCCACGAAGCGGACATTGGCAATCTTTCCAATTTCGCCCTGGAACATTTTGTCAGATGTTGTGTACTTGTTCCATTCTTTCCAGTCCGGGTCGTCCTGAATATCGTATGCAATATCCGGATGTATAATCGCTACATATCCGCCATCGATCTTCGGTGCATTCTGCTTCTTCAGGAAACGTGCTGCCAGACGGACCGCCTTAACGGTAAGCTTGTGTTCTGCTGTCAGCGTCGCACGGCTTGTAACCTGTCCCTCTGCGTACTGCACGCTTGTTCCGCCCATCAAAATCTCACGGGTTACGGTATCAAGTGTGGCTCCGGCCTGTGCTCCTAAGAGATCCAGTGCCTGCACAAGGTTATTATCGATAGCAGTGAGTAACAGCATATCCGTTAACGGTACGAAATCACCATACTGCTTTACAGTTGCGGTAACAGTGGATACCGTTAATGCCTTTCCTGCCGGGGTAACGCCCTCTGTCAGCGGAGTTGTTGCCTTCGGAAGCGGCGAGTACTTTCTAAACTCAATGGTCTTACCACCATTTTTCGGAATATTGTGTTTCTGTCCAAACTGATCGTACACTAATGCCGGTTTTGCATTCTCGATCAGGTACTTGGAGTAAAAGGTCTTCATCTCCGCGGTCATGCCGGCAGATGTTGTTGTGTTTAACGGTGTGTCAAACAGTCTTAAATTCATCATGATTTCCATGCTCATATCTCCTATACGTGACTGAGATCGATGGTCTCTCCAGCCAGGGAGCGGCGGGCAAGTTCTTTGATCTGATCACCAGTCATGTTCTCGATCGTCTTCACTCCTGGGAAACTAGTGCTTCCTCCTGCTGCTCCTTCAGACGGGCGGTTCTGCCCTGATTTGATCGCATCGATCTGTTTCTTTGCTACCTGCTTGGCGGTATATGCCATCGCGCCGGACAGGATCTCATCGTGATGCAGGGTCTCAAAAATGGTTCTCATCGGGATTCCGGCTCCGAGGAGTTTCACGAAATCCGGATTCTGTACTTCTGTATTCAGGTCAAATCCCTTGTACAGCTTCGACAACTCCTGTGCTTCTGTGTTCCATTTCTGGTACATCTGCTCCCGCTGCTGGAGTCTTTCCGCATTGTCCTTCGCATCGCGGAACTGTGCGTTCTCAGCCTCCAGCTTTTTCATGTACTTGTACTGCTCTGTGCTGAGGCCTTCCTTGGCCGCAGCCTCCTCCCAGTAAGCATCATCTTCCTCTACTGCCTTCTGGATGCTATCAATATTCCCATCGGTGATACCATACCGATTTCCCAGGATATTGATAAATCCCATCGCCCTGTCCAGCTTTTCTTTGGACTCTCGGGTGCCTTTCAAGCGGCGGTCAATGATGCCCTGAACATCTTCCTGATAAAGGTCCTTGTACTGCTCGATTGCATTCCGGTACGCCTGACGGCGTGCTTCCGGATCTTCTGCTGGCTGGGTCGGATCGGCGACTTCCTCCCCTGTTGCCCCCTCAGCGGCGCCCTGAGAGCCCTCTTTAACGCCCGTGTTTGTACTTTCCGCCGGAGCGGCACCTGTGCTTCCTGCGGCTCCTGCTGCCGCTCCTGCACCTGCACCGCCATCAAATAACGTAAGATTCAGTTTCATAGTGGTCTCCTTTTCCATGGTCTTTCCCACGCGTCTTTCTGTGCACATCCTATCATTCTGTATGCATAGATTCTCCCCCCACTATCTGGATCCGCCCCGGATTGCTCTTCTCAACCATCCGAAGTCCCGTTTCCACCAGCGCAAATGCTCCAGAAATTTCCGGATCCGGCCTTGTGGTACAGGCGCGAATAAAGATATCTGCATCTCCGATCCGGTCATTGTACTGTGCTATCCTGTTTGATCGATCCCGGCAGAACTGCACTAAGGCCTGTGTAAGTGCGGACACCGCCGCACATACCAGATTCCCGTCTTCTCCCTCTGCACGTCCTGCGTGTCCAAGAGCAACGAGCTTGTAGTGTCCAGGATTATTTTCAATCTGAATGATTGTCATACCTTATACCTTCGGCGTGGATGCGGACGCCGCCCTTTCTCTTGCCTTTCCTGCCGTGCTGCTCTTGGTTTCACGGGCTACATTCCCAAAATCATCCGTCTCCGCTGCCGTCTGGCTTTTTGACGATACAGACGGAGTTCCAGCCGCTGCCTGTCCGTTTTGCATTGCCATTGCATCCATAATCCTTGTGTCTCCTGTGCTGTCTGCGATCAGCGCCGCCATCTGCTGCATGGACATCTGCATCTGCTGTACCTGCTGATATAGAGTTCCATTCTCTGCAATTCTGCGAATGACCTCTTCTTTTCCGTCGAAATCCATCATGTTGATACATGCTAACGCCTGATCCGCTAACTGAGGATTAAAGAATCCAAGGTTGTACATTTCTTTTGCCAATTCATTCTGTGCAATCTTTGTAAATGGGCTTGACTTCTGTGGTACGATCTTGATGTCAAAGTATGGCTTCCGTCCGCCAAGATAGAGTCCGAAATCCTCTTCAATCGGTTCCGCCCTCAGCATCTGATTGTCGATAGAGACGTACTGATCTTGTCCATTATCTCCAGTAATGCGGAATACGCGGGAAGTGGTATAGAACTGCCTGATCAGCTCAATCACCTGATATACAACCGCCTTATGCGCCCGATAGGATGTCTTGATCATGTCTCTGGATAATTTGCTTCCCGCCTCCTGAAGGGCAGCAATCGCAGAAGCAGCCGTTACACCGCTTGTTGTCGTACCCTGTGCAAAGTCTCCATTACCCGAGGTTTCCTTCAATTCGTCAATTTTGTTTGCGTGTACCGTCACATACACGCCATCCAGCGGGTAGTGCTCCGCCGGTTTGAGATCATCCGGACTTCCTGTGTAGTGTACAATCTCCCTGTTCGGATCCGTGTACTCCTTCTCATTGATTCCGCCGCCATCCTTTGAAAAATACCGAGGCTTTGCCCCCACGATTGCATTCTTAAGGATTCCCTGGCTCATTTTGTCAATGTACATCTGGCAGTCTTTCATGATGTCAATATATCCCCGACCGGCCGGGGTATTCTTATCCGGGAACAGCGTGTCAAGCACGAACGGATACAGCCCATGCTCATACAGTCCGCTTCCCATTTCTGGGTCGTTTTCTGTTGCATACAGGACTTTTCCCTGACAGATCTTACACAGATGGACCGTCGTTATCAGGTGCTGAATTCCGTCTTTGTCTGTGATAACATTTGAGCGTTTATAGTACCAATCTGTTACCAGGCTCTTTCCCTCTGTAAACTTCTTATTGTCTCCCTGATAGTCCTGGATTTCTGATAAGATCCCATCACCAAGCTGTCCCTGCATCCGGGGATACTCGGCTTCCAGGATCTTATTGTCTACATAGCTCTGATAAAAAAGATTCGGGGATTTCTGAAGATCCTCTGTCCCCGGCTCCCACGCCATCTGCAGGATATCACAGCGTTTGATCGTGATGTCTCCGATTCCGTTCTTAAACTTGTCCCAGAAAATCCCGTAAAGTCCGCTTCCAGACTTAATCTTATCCCAACATGTATCGCTGTATGTATTCTCATATTCGCACTGATCGAAGATACACGGAACCACCTCACTCAGGATCTTTGCAGCGTCCTTATCCGACTCCTCACGTGCCAGAATGTTAGGAGCCGGGAAGTTGTCCATGAAATCCGCATGCTTATTGATGATGGAATTAAACATCCAGGCAGACGTCGGCTCCGGATCCACGCGTTCCGCTTCTGTCTTTCCCCCGTTTACAAGATCCCACTCATGGAATTTCCACCATTCTTCATTCTCCACCAGTCTTTCATCCAGCTCCTTCTTCTGATCTTTATATTTCTGGAGCAGTGTCATAGCTCTTCCAGCATATTCATCTGTAATTTTCATAGTTCTGCTTGTCACACCCGGCATGATACCGGTCTGTGCTGGTGCAGACTCCTGGTTTTCCGTCGGTGTCGGCATATCTTTTACATCCATAATCTCATTCTCCTTAGATTCTGTAATAATTTCCCTGCTTGATTGGGTGTTGGTACATGTTTAGCGGGTCTTCTTGCGGAATGTGTTCTCTCGCATTCTTACGCGGCGAGATCGGGTTCTCCATCAGCACATACCGGCATTCGTCATAGATATGGTCTTCCTGCGTTGTATCAATGTCCTCCACACGCTTTTCATCATAGGTCAGAGATGGGATTGTACGGATAAAGTCCTTGCAGGTATTGAACGCATAAAACATCGCCCTTCCGTTCGCGTCGAACGCGAGACGGTAATGATACTGCATCTTTCCCGCAATTCGTGTGTTGTCACCAGGCGACCAATAGATCCGGCACCGTTCCATGATCGCAGCTACCGACTCTCCGCGGGACTCGTCAAAGATCGACGGGTCAGCGATCCCAATGATCTTACGCCCACGCAGGTTCGGATCTGCATCCTCCACCTCATGGATCTGTCTTGCAATCTCTGATGGCTCGATCTTGACACCTGTATTCGGTGTCCCGGTGCATCCGTACAGCTCCTTGATCCGGTAGATACACCCTTCATGATCTACTGCATGCCAGCCTACAGAAAAAGGTTTGGCATATCCAAAATCAAACCCTCGATAGATCAGCCAGTCATCCGGGATCCGGAACGGCTCAATCACGTGTGTGTTGCGCTGTGACAGGTATCCATCCGGATCATCGACAAACTCCGTAAAGACCTGTCCCTCGAAGGAATCCCAGTCTCCATACAGCAGTGCATCCCGGTCCTGCTTAGGCAGCAATGCCAGAGAAGCAAGGTAATTCGGGTTCTGGTCCAACAGGATTTTGTTATCAAAAACGCTGGACGGAATGAATATCTTCGTCCGGTGCTGCTTGATTTTCTCGCCTGTCGGCGATAAGATCTCAACCTCTGTTGTGATCGGTGTCCCTGGTTTGGAAGCCTTGACGAAATACTGTTTTACCCATCCATGGCCGACGCCTCCAGGGTTTGCGGTCGCTCTCATATACACACGGGTTCCCGGGCCTGATGGACGATTACGGGAATACATATAGCTGTACTCGTCGTATGTAAAGTGCGTCAGCTCGTCAAACCCAATAAAATCAAAGTGCTTACCTTGATATTTCTTGCGGTCTCGCGTATACTGCATCGCTCCAAACGCAATCTTCGCACCCGATGGAAAGCTCCATCTATGCTTTGTGTCGTTATACTGTGCTCTCGGATATGCCGCCCGATAAAGCTCATCAGACCGGTCGATCAGGTCCTGAAGCTCCGGGTATGTCTTTCGGATTATGATTGCACGGTAGTTTTTGATATTTACCTGACGTAGAGCCTCCACCAGCAGATAATCGCTTTTTCCCCCGCCTGCAGCTCCGCCGTACAGTGCCTCATATTCCGGTCGGGACATCATAAGCGCCTGCTTGGGCTGTGGCCGCCAGATGATATTGACGTTTTTCGGCGGAGATACCGTCACTTTAGATTTCCTGGTTGCCACTTCCCGCCTCCTCATATATATCTGACATCATGATCACGCCGGTTTGCATTGTGTCATCTGCATCCGCAAGATCCGATACAGCAAAGCGTTTATCTTTCCACTTCTCCGGTAGACGGTTCTTGAGCCAGAAGATCATGGCCGTCACATCGGCGGGGATGTGGACTTCATCTTCTCCTACTTCCAGGACTTCCTCCTCTTTAACCTTCTTTCCAGTCTTGTCGTACTCGATCTTTTTGAGTTTGAAGGTCTTCTTTACCTTGGTGGTATATCCCTTCGCTCTTTTGAGCAGGGAGTTCTCGACTTCAGTGTCCACAATTTCTTTCCCCTTTTTTAGGGTGTCCGAAATGTCCGGATACTTCTTCTTCCACTCGGACAGCGTGGACCGAGAAATTCCTATCTTTTTCGCTATTTCCTCGTCGGTCAGCCCATCCCTCGCCCATCCAGACAATAAAAGCTTCTTGTCCGGATCGTTACACCACTCCTCATACTTCCCTTTTGCCATGATCTCACCTGCCTCTCTATCTGCTATTGTGCCTAAAAAAAGACGGGATTTCTCCCGTCATACGAAATGGATCTGGTGCATAAGCTCCGAGTCCTCAATTCAATTTTCTTCTGCTGCCTGTCTCTCCTCATTGTCTGGTCGGGCGTGATAGCAATACACTCTCCCCTCCTCGGTATCTTCGAATCTTCCATCCAGGTGATGCTCTGCAGCGGTCTTAATATCTTCCGCCTCCACTTTGATATCCCCGCCATTTTTCAGTACCATGGCGGTCATAATCAATTCTTCCATATCTGCCCGAGCTTTCTGCTCTCGGGCTTTTTTCTTCCAGAGCTCCATGATCCGCTCTGCTGCTGCAATCTTCCTCTTTCCCTTCTCAACTTCTTTTCTAAGATCATTTACGATTCCCATCTCAGCACTCCTTATACTTGTTTTTATATATCACTTCATAGTACGGGCAATGTTCACACATCTTCACATCCATGCAGAACAGTTCCATGTAATCCAACCTTTGTTTTTCATTCACGAATGATAACCGGTTCTTCATATTGAACCCCATATTGGTTTTTATGTTCTCGCATGTGATTGTGATAGAATTTCCTGTACCTCGATTATGTGCCACATAAAATGGGCATTTTATACGAGCTGTAATGTTATCATTCATGACTGTATCCTCTACTTCTCTGTGCTTTTCTTCGAACTCACATCGGTCCCTTCATATGCCGGTGCGCAGCGCTCCAGCTCTTAGGGAGAGGATCCGCAATCATGGCTTCATACTCGCCTTCCCGTTTTCTATGCACGAGATTCTTAAGCGCTCTATGCTCATTCTTCGTCTTCATGCTCCCACTCCCTTCTTAATCGCACACATCGTACACAATCCACGGGCTCCCTGCTCTTCCGCAATATCCGCCAACGGCATCCTCCAGCACTGCGCTCCACACTCCGGGCACTGTGTGATTCTCCATCCAGGCTTTCCATTCTGGATATTGGTGTACAGTGGCATACAGTAGTAGCCTCCCCGATCAGTAGCCTTTCGCGGCCTTATCTTTACTTCCATCCCGTTCTCCTTACTCAAATTTCAGTTTGGGTAATTATTCACCCTCGCAGAAGTCACATTTTGTATTGCATTTTTCCCATTCTTCAGAGTGCTCTGCGTATCCATCCGCCCCGTTTAAATACTTATACGCAAGTACATTCATGCATCTTTCACACGCCGATGCAAAAACAACGAGCGCCTCTGGTAAGGTATAGTCTCCACTATTCACCATCGCCATAATTTTCTTCCATCTCTGCCCTGTATGGTTTCGGCAATAGCATCCATGCATTCACATACATGTCCTGGCTAACGAGTGATTCTGTCTCGTCACCATTAAACCATGCTCCGCCCTTTTCGTCCTCGTCATATCTTCCAATGCATGGGAGAGTGAAGTTGGAAAATGAAATCAACACATATTCCCCAAGCTCCGGAAGACGTTCCGTCACCGGGATCCATCTCCGCACATTTTTTAACGCCAATTCTGCATCCTTCTGATCTTCCTCGCTCTCGCAGTGGATCACGATGTCATAGGTATCGTCATATACGTCTGCAATTCCGTCCTTGTTGATGAAAAATTTTATACCATGATCGCCACCATGCTTCTGCTGCTCAATCTCATCCGAGAGCTTTGCGACTCGCTCCAGCATCTTGCGCGCCTCCTTCTGTGTCTCCACATTCAACGCTGTTACTTCATTCGGCATCAGCCCGGTATCCTCATAGTCTTTGAGCTTCCAGATCGCCCCGTAAAGCTTTTCCCAGATTTCCTTAGTAAGCACTACTCCGGGCTTCAACTCATCCCATGACACGTCTTTTAAGATCCAATGGCCATTATCTTTCTTTTCTGTTAATCTCATTGCTTACTCCTCCAGATAATTTCTCCCAAACTCCTGCATCCACAAATCATGCCCATACTTTTCCTCAAATGCCTGCTGCGCGATTCTTTTAAGGTGCTCATCCACATTGCTATTGCAATGCGGCGCTTCCGGTCCGTGCTCATGATGCCTTGCTTCGCAGACATATCCCCACAGACCATAATGTTCCGCTTTCTTCCGGTACGCCCCGAACCTCCCGTATACAAAGTGGTGCTTATGGAGACCTGTGTGACACAATTCCCCATAATATCCATTCCTCTCCGCTTCTTCCCGGCACAGGTAGCATTCCCGGTCAGCCGGTCCTGTTCGCGCCTGTATGATGCTCTTTGCCATTGTCCTCTGCCTCCTGTGTCTGTATCGCTCCATGCCGGATCATCTCTGCGTAGCTGCGCCAGCCTTTTCTTTTTGCCCTTGCCATGCCGCGGAGTACCAGCTTTCTGTAGGTGTCCCATGCGTCCCTGGTGTACTCCGTCCATAGCTCTGTGCCGCTTGACATCATGATCCGCCATGTGCCGTTATATACGCTTTTGCTTTTTTCGTATTTGCTTATGCAGCTTTTATTGATTCCGATCAGATCATGCACGTCCTGCGCGTACAGATTGTCATATTCTATGACGCCTGTCCGGATGTTCTTCAGCATATAGAGGTTCTTCATATCGCTACCTTATCCGCAATTTCTGCCCATCGGAAAGCCTCTGTGAGTCCTCCCGGATACTCCAGCACGATCAGATGCTTATGCTTTGCAATCACGGTTCCCCGCCGGTGTGCAATCCCTGGTTTTGTACTGTCCGGATTTATGTTTACATATCCCTTCATCGTGGTTACGGATATGCGATCTCCCAGCTTTATTTTGTTTTTGAGCCTGTCGATTTCTGCCGGATATATACCGCCCAGCGGATCGACGCCTGGATGTATTGTATTCATGCTTGGCGCTCTATTACTCAATGACAATACCCTCCTCTGTGATCGTGATTTTCTGGATGAGTTCCGAATGCTGGCGTACATAAGTCAGTATCGGTGTGCAGATGTTCTCCACATTCCGTCTCCACTCTGCCCGGATCCGCGCATCCTCGCTCTCCTGGACCTCGCTGCCATCGTGGCATTTGATATAATTTTCCGGGAGATATTGTGGAAACTGTTCGATTTCCATCTGCCCTTCCAGTTGGGGCTCCTGCTGCCTGTTTCCCTCCTCAGCTTTCTCATCCCCCACAAATCCGGCGGGCGCTGTGCTATGGATGGCTACAGGCGTTGTAGGAGTTTCTGGGGCGGTCTGCTCTGACGGTGCCTCCTCCTGGGGCACTTTCCGCGAGCGGCTTGGCAACTTTTCTGCTTCCCTGGCCTTCGTTACTTTGGATACTTTCCGTTCTTTCTTCTTCTCCGGCTTTTCTGTCGGTTGCACCGGTGCAACTTCCGTTTTTTTCTCGGGTTCCGGGTCCGTATGGCTGGTGCAGTAATCTTCGACCGCCCGGATCACTGTCTCCCATGTGTACATCTCCTTGCTGTCACTCCGGACATTGATCAGTGCAATCTCTGTATCCAGTCCCTTGACTGACAGCATCAGACGCCCCACACCTTTGATCCGGACGGAGTGCATCGCTTCCCCGGCCGGTGCCAGAATCTCCTGAAGCAGCGCTTCTTTTCGACTTGACTTGAGTGCCTGGCGGATCTTGATACGCATGTAGAGATCACCGTCAAGAATCTGATCCACTACCTGATGCAGGACGTCCTGCTGCCCGTCTGGCTCCTTTGTAGTCTCTGCCTGCTCCGCAATGATTTCCAGATCGGATACCTTCCCTTCAGCTTCGATTTCTTCTTTTACCGCCTGGATATCACTCTTTGCAAAGACCGGTGTCAATTCTTCGATAATTGTGTCCGGAAGTGTCAACATGATCGCCAGCTTCGCGGATCCGAACCCCTGATACTTTTCGTTTAATCTTGTCGGATCTTCTGGATCAGAGAACTTTGTGTGGATATTGATAAACCGGCTCACCTGGGATTTGTCCATCCCATATTCTTTTTGCGCAAATTCCAGATACGATGTGTATCCGGATTCCTGAAGGACATCTGTGTCCCTCGCCATCTTGAATAGATATCCGATCCGGACAAAGCTCTCTGCAGCTTTGCTCATCTCGGAGTCCATTGCTACTTTTAACTCTCGGTACGTTACAGTTTTCTTTACATCTCCGTTCTCCTGTATAATCAGTCCCATTTATACTGCCTCCATAAAATCTTCCGCGAGTCCCTTTAAGACACGCTCATTATTTGCCTTTCTCAGCTCCTCTAAGTTCTGTTCCCGCTTTACCTTGCTTTCTGCTGCCAGCTGCCAGTCCCTACTGTGCAGACGATTTTTCAAGACTTTCTGCCACTCCCGGAGGAATCCCCGGATCTCCTCAATATTCGGCTCCTCGTCATACATCCCCCGGTGCTGGCGGATCGTGCCTCCCGGCTCCACCTCGATCGTGTAGTACGGCAGTTCCGGCTCTTCCTGGCGTCTCAGAAAGCAGATATACGTCTCCTGATCCCGGATTCGCTCAAAGTATCGGTCTGTGCTTCCTACGCAGTGGTGCAGGGCATTTCCTTCCGACATAATGTCAGTGAGTTGCCGCGGGACGATGATCTTGTACTCGGCATTTTCGTACTCGTATCTGGGAGCAATCTCTTCCAGGATTTCTTCCGCACCTGGATATTTCTCTCTAAGTTCCTTTGCGCGGCGTTCTTTGGCTTCCGCATTGCGCTTCATCTCTTCAATCATGTCCAGCTTTCGGATTGCTTCCACGGCCTCATCATGCCGACGCTTGAGTTCTCTCGGTCGGTATACCATCTCATCATTGGTACGCTTCCCCAGCCTTTTGCACATCGCCAGATAGTCTCTCCACTGCGTGATTACTTCCGATGCTGATTTCCCCGGATAGCTTGTATCCTGCTGCCTCTGTACGTAGTTCATGATCTGTTCAGGCGACATGTTCCCAAGGGCAAATCCTGCATTTTTCTCATACAGACCTGCCTGTCCAGCAAATTTCAGAAATGCATCGGAGATCCTCTCGTCTGTTTTGTCCCCATATGCAAGCCAGCTCCTCTCAAGCTCTCCTCCGTTCCGGTCCCGGAGGCGGTTGATCTTCTGTCGGTCTCCGATCCGCATGATCTCCTCGATCGTCTTGCCCCTGAGATCCAGAGTGCCTTGGTAGGTACCGTCTGACCACATGTGGCAGCTGAGCTCTTCCTGCATGAGCCGGTAAAATCTGCCCTTGAACAGGTACTCTATAAGCCCGATCATATCTGGCCAATTGTACAAGATCATGATTTTATTGTATCGTGCCTCGATTCCGGCCGATGCCATCTGAGAGAGCAGCCGTCCCAGATTGGTATAGTCTGTGCCCTTCAAGGCTTCTTCGATCCCCGCCGGGTACAGATAACAATCCCCTGTCGTGCGGTTGGCAGGATTGCGCTCTTCATAGTCATCGTAATCATCGTATCGCCCGCACTGCTTATAATAAATCTTTAGACGTTGTCCCCCAAACAGGCTGATCTTCGATACAAATATCCGGATCGCCTCAGATAAAGCAATGCGGTATTTACCCTTAAAAATTGATTGGATATCAAAATACCTTAGTACTGTCTGCCCGGCCGTGGTCTCCTGGATCAGCATCACCCGGCTCCACTTTTCTGTTTTTTTTCCTCTCTTTTTGATCTGCAGGTCTTTCCCGCATGCGCAGGTGACCACGTCATTGTGACGTACTCCCTTGATCATAGACGGTGCGATCTTTATCCCGCAGGATGGACATGTGTACTCATCATCGGTTTTGTATGTCGGATAAGGCTTTTTCCATACGGCTTCTGCCGCCCACGCCTCAAAGCCTTCCGGGACTTCGGGGACACTGTCCATCAGGTCTTTTATGCGCTGCTCTCTTCTCCGCTTCTTTTCCCATCTTTTGTCGGACAGATAATTTCTTTCCAACTCATCAATCAGATATATGGTGCTCTGCGTCGCGTATCTCATCTTGGACCGCAGCGCCTCTTGTATGATTTCTTCGTCCCGGTCTTCCAGATCGATCTTGATACTGCCATACCAGTAGTCCTGCTCAAATGCCCGCATGAGCTTCTCCGCGGTGTATATATCCCCCCGCAGGATTCCATATTCTCCGGTTTCGACATTCATTAGGTATCGTCCCACATGTACGCAGTCCTCGTAGCAGTCGAGGATCAGGAGATCCGTGGTCCTTCCCGCGATGATCCGGTTTCCTTCAATCATGCATTCCGGTATCGGCAGGCTCTTTCCCTGTTTAATCTTCATCTCCCGATACCTCCACAAGCTGTCCATCCGGTGTAATGCTGTACCAGACTCCTTCTTTCCCGTATCTGCCATCGATCTCACAGCAACCTACGGCCAGAAACCAGCCTCTATCCACCTCCATAATGAATCCCAGCACATCTCCCTTTTTTCCACGGGCCATAGGCATAATTCCTCTGGCGATCACGATCCCGGCACCGTTCCCCTCTGCTTTCTCTTTCTGTGCCTTTATGCGATACCGATCCATTTCCCACTCGCGTTCCGGATGACGTGCCATGTAGATGATCGCGTGCTCCACGATATTCCGCCGTGTGAGTTCCTGTGTAAGTGTCAGCTGCTCACATGCGATCCGCGAGTTTGTCCCATCCTCATCGATGGGGCCTTCTGCCTCTGCCTTAAAGATCCGATCATCAAGACTGTAGTACCGGAAGCAGTCCAAGACATACTCGCATGCGTGGAGACCGCGGTTTCCGCACTTCGTACTGTCCGCATGAGCCGGGATCCCTAACACATACTGGAAGGTTCCATTTCCCATCGTGCAGGTCATATCAGCCTTTGTCGCTTTATACACCAGCATCCTCTCCACCTCCCAGATAATAGTCTTTGATCAGCTGCTTTGCCGTACCCATGCCGGGGATCCCGAGCTTACAGCCTTTCTGCGCCCACTCTGGCAGTCCTGCTGCCTTGATGATGTCCTTGTCCACGTTCTCGTCATGTTCTAAGGACCACTTCACGAGCTTCCCGATGCACTTCTTCAGGCTCTTCCCCTTCCGGCGTACCGCCAGCCTCATCTTTTCATCCTCGAAGCACTGGATCCGGATATACTCCAGCCAGTCCGCCATAATCTCTTTCGGCTGCAGTTCCGCCGCCTCGACCTGTAATTTCCCGTTCGCCGCCATAAGTGCGGTCACAAGCTCCGGCGCATCCCCGGCGATATAATCCTCTGCATCCTCTCGATCGATCCCGTTCTCCTCCGCGATCGCATAGATGGCTTCCTCGTCACCTTCCGCTAACTGCGCGGCCGCCGCGCGGTTGATCTCCTCATAGGAATCAAATTCTCCGTATTTCTCAAACATTTCTTAGTCCCCTTTCCAACAAAGTCATAATCAATATGCATTCTCACGATTCCAGTCCCGCGGCTGACATTGCACATCACGCGCCCCTTCTGTCTCTGGAGATCTCTGGTGTGTACGATGGCATGTCCGCCCATCAGCTTGAGCAGGACATAGATATATCTCACTGCCTCATCTCTGGCACTTCTTTCCGCCTTCACCTCGTTCAACGCCTTTTCCAGTGCCGTCTCAAGGCTCTTGATTCTTTTCTGATAATATCCTTTCATTGCTCTCCTTCCCTTTATCCATACTTTTCTTCTGCGTCCCACACGGTCTTTTTACTGATGTCGGCATAGCAGATCAATAACGTTTGCACGTTCTGGTGTCCAAACTTTTTTGCGATCAATTCTGCTGGCATTCCCCTATTGATCAAATCCGTTCCTCTCGTCCGTCTATAGACATGAGGCGACAACGGTACATGTTCAAGACGCGGATCCCGTGACTTAATCTCTTTTAGCAGCGCCCGGATTCCATGTGGTGTAAGACGATGGTACGGTTTATTTTTGCTTACAAACAGTGCCTCGTTATAATCTGTCCTCTGTGATAGATACTGTGCCAAATGGACACTGCACTCCGCCGAGAACATGATCTCGCGTTCTTTTCTGCCCTTTCCAAAGCATTTCGCATGCCGGGTGCGAAAGTCGATGTCCTGACGATTCATCGCTATGAGCTCCGACACACGGACTCCTGAGCTGTAAAACATATCAACGAGCGCAAGTTCTCGTTCTGTCCAGCATGCACTCCGGATCATTTCTCGCTGCTCTGCCGTCAAGATCGGCTGCATAATATGGGCCGTCTTGGTGTCCTTGATCCTCTTGCACGGATTTTCCGGAATCAGATCATTCTCATAGCAGTACCCAAAGAAGCTTCTCAGTACCCGCAAGCGCAAATTATATGTCGTGTCTGCCCAGGGCCGCGTACAGCGCACACCCATCTTCCCGCGCTTTCCCTTTGCCAAATGGCTTTTTATATCCTTCTCTCTGATATCCTTGAGATCCTTATTCACATCCATAAGAAACTGCTTCAGATTTTCAGCGTAGGTCCGCATGGTCCGCTCCGTACACCCCTGCAATCTCAACTCTATGCACCAGCTCTCAACGGCCTCTTCAAGCTCATCTCCTTGTGTCGACAACTCCGTGCACTCTTCTTCCAGTGTGTACCCGGACAGGCCCATGTACAAAATTGACTGGATGTCTACTGCCTTGTCGTATCCTGTGAGGGATATGATGTTATCCGTGATCTCGTTTACGAGATTGTTGATGCTTTTCATTGCCGCTCCTTTCTCCACCGGCACGCGGCCGGTGGCTTGTGCTATGTGAACGGGCGTCTTTTGTGACATGCCCCGAAGGGGTCCTTACTTCCCAGTCTGCATCTGTGGGGTTTATCTTTACCTCCACGTATCTTTGGTATGGATATCCCAAAATATCCGCGCCGTTATACAGACTTTCTGGAAGGATGTAGTATCCCGGCGACGGTCTCGGCTCCTTCTTCCAAGTCTTGTTAGGCTTATCCCGGATCGTCTTTTTCGGCTGGACCAAATTCCGGGAGCACGAATATCTCTGTCCAACAGCACTGTCCTCCCTCCTGAAGCTCCTCTCTGTTTCTTTGATCAGATAGTCCGCCAGCTGGCTATACTCTCCTGTATCATACAGCTGGACATATTTTGGATTTCCACGGATCGCATCCGGTCCATTCTGCGTCCAGAGTTTCCGTACCATGTCCGCTGTTGTCTCGGATCCGGTGTTAATGTTATTCACGATCATGTGATGATGGATATGTTTTGCCACATACTCGGTCGCCACTATGTACTTCAGTACACATCCGTACTTCCTGAACCGGTTTCTCAGCCGTTCAAGGAAATTCGACAGTTCTTTCTTCGCTGCTTCCGGAGATGGACTCGCCTTCCCCCGATAGGTCAGTGTTATATGCCAGTCACCCGGTCGAAAGTTCGCATTGATCAGACGTTCCAACTTTCTCCTCGCCTGTCTCCTGTTTGCCTCCTGGATCTCCTCACTGGTCTTCTTTCCCAACATGATACGCTCTACACCCTGCCTCATCCCTCGTGGATAGCAGTTGATGATCTCCCTCGTGGCTCCTGCCTTATAAATGATCCTTCTGTACATTTCACACATACCTCTAAAGTTAATCCCTTAATCGAGTCAGCAAAGGCTCGACAAACCCTTGCTTTTTCGGTGTTTTTGTGCTACTCTGTATATAGAGATTTTTGCGTAGCACACGCACCCTGGAGCTGTCCCCACAGCTCCTATTTTTTTACTCTTTTCCGCCCATCAGCGCCTCGCCTATCGGTCCGCCGACTGCGCACATAATAAATGTTGTTGCGACACAGCTGACGCCTATACGATTGCTCACAGCCAGCAGAGTGACAAGAATTCCAAGCGCTGTCATCATCAAAATAACCAGTGCCCACACAATCTGTATCGCTGCTTTCCACACCGCCAGAGCCTCCCGGATCCGGCGGCGGTTTCTTCTCTCCCTCGCCCGTTCAAACCGATCTTTCCGCTGATCGATCACGAAGCAATAACACTTCCCCATGTTTTTCTCCACCTTTCGTAATAGCTTGTCTGTTCCTGCTTCCGGATTCGGATCTGCTGCGCGCAGGTATCGCAGATCCGCGGTTCTCCTGGATCCACATAGATTCTCTGACCGCACTTATCACACTTATATCCGTTCATTCTGTCTCCTGTTCCTTCATCTGCTCCCGGCTCTTTTCAGATTCACGGGAATCTTTTTCCATGATTTTATATGCCATCTCAATAGCTATGCTTTTTGCTTTGTCAGAACATAACCATGAAATTCCTGCTAATGTACGGAATATGTCTGACATTTCAGTTGAGAAATCAACTTTTCTTACATCTCTTTTTATCCATTCCAGAGTTGCTTTCATAGCCAAGTTCTCTGCCTCAAGTTCCTGAACTCTCCTGCTTATTTCCATCTGATTCCTCATTCCTTTCTACCTGTTCAAGCTGGCTAAGTGTATTGTCTCTCCACAATTTGAATGCTTCTTCAGAACTAAAATACTTTATTTCGCCAAACACAAAGAACAATCGACCAGCTTCCGTTTTCCCATTTACTTTTCCAACGGATTCTCGAATATTCTTAATCATCGTTTTCATAGCTTCATTCTCAGCTTTGAGTTGCAAGATTTCCTTATTATTCATCATTCCAATGTCCTCCCTACCTCTTTTTCAAGAAGTGCTCTATAAATTCGGAATTCCCACCGGCTGCTTCCGGTCTGCTCCGGTGGGATTGCCCGCCCGATCGGTAATGTCTTTTTCTTCATCCGGAAGCGAACCATATAGGGAGCCATGCCGAGGATCTTTGCGGCTTCGTCTACACTGACCCGCTCGCAACGAATCTTTTCTTTATTCATCCCTCTATGCCCCCTTTTCCCGCTCGTCCAGGATCCTGCTCATCTCCATGCCGGACATGTAGGCGATCGCGAGCGCCAGCTTGCTTTCCGGCATTGTCCTTACGATATGCATTGCTCTGTCAACGGACTTCTGTTTTGTGTCGGCCTCTGTTTTTACTGTGTCTGTCATAGGCTGTTGCTCCTTTCATGTTGGTATATTGCAATTATATGTTGGTTAATTCCATTTGTCAATACCGTTTTTGTTATTTGCCAACATTTTTGTTGACAACCAACATTTCATAGCTTATAATCAGTGACATGAGGGAGGTGAACTACAACAATGAATGAACGATTAAAAAAATTACGAAAAGCATTACAGATGACACAGCAAGAATTTGCCAATAATATTGGTATTGCACGAGGTAATATCGCTGCATATGAAGTTGCTAAGAACTCACCTAGTGATGCCGTAATTTCTTTAATATGTACAAAGTTTGGAGTGAATGAAGAATGGCTCCGAACAGGTGCGGGCGGCGACGACAACATGTTCCTTCCGGAGCCAGAGGATGAGTTAGATGCCTTCGCACGTAAATATAACGTGACAGGCTTAGAGCGAATCTTCTTAGAGAAATATTTGGGATTAAAGCAGACTGAACGTGACGCTGTTATCCGCTTCATGGCGGACCTTGCAGAAGAAGTTGCAGATTATTCTAGTGGAGATCTGTTTGCTGATCTTCCGGATACTCCGGAGGAACTGGAATCCCAGTATCCGCCGGTGCATCGCGGAAAAGTTGGCTGACACCCGCTTTCGAACTTACTTATATAAGAACGATTAGCACAAGCCTTCCACGAAAGTTTAGGTTTATGTACAACGTACAGTTATCTCTATAGTAGATGGCATAGATCCTCCTGTTTCGGTAATGTATATACTTTCGTATCATGGACAAGAAACAAGGTGCGGGTGCTATCCTATTATAATAACGATGTATCAATATTTCTCTGGAATTTAGTGGAAAAGGAAACAGCTATATGAAACGATCACGTTTTAAAAGCTTTTTCATTTTCTCCATACTTATAGCTGCATTATTTTTGACTCCGGCATACGCCCACCCAGGACGGACCGATGCAGACGGCGGTCACTATGACCGCAGCACAGGTGAATATCACTATCATCATGGATACCCTGCGCATCAACATCCGAATGGAATTTGTCCCTATGAAGACGAAGAACCCGAAACAACAAGGGCCGCTTCCTCTACTCATAAACAAACCAGTTCGACAAAGGTCTCCTCTGCTCCGGTATCGCCGAAGCCTGCCAATTCGGCTCCTTCAAGATCTGCAAGTGAGCGTCAGTTGGCAGTTGATATCATGAATCTCGCATATACAGGTTTCATGTATATGCTGATACCCGTCATGTCCCTCCTGATCAAGCGCAGATACAATCTTTTCGAAATCATCTGCATCAGTTTTTTATCGGCGTTGTTCGGATGGGGATATTTCTGGTGGGATGCCTGGTCCCGCGGCGGGTCTTCCAGTGTTTTTGCAGCTTTAGCGTGGGGATTAGTAGATTTCTTCTACTTGATGAAAGTAGCTTATTCTGACGAATAGCCGTCCAGTTGGCGCTGGCCCGGCGAGTGATCGGTTCTTTCAGATATACATCTTGGAACATTTTCTATCCTTAGACAATTAAAGAGGTGGCTCTAATGACTACTTTTAAACCTTTTGATAGGGAACACTTTTTTTAAATCGTTCGAACTTAGAGTCGGTAAATATAGAAAATTTAAAACCAGATTCGACTTCTCCAGTTGAAGCAGTTTTTTCTAATTTAGCTGAAGATGCCGTAGGCTTTATAGATTCACAAATTTTAAAAAAGTTTGCTGAGTATGGATATAGTCAGCAGGGGATCCTATCTAATTTGCATCGGGTTTGCACGGCAACAGTGGGGGCAACAACTATTTACAGTGTTGATGGGCGAGAGCTTTTTGGCGTACGTCACGTTTTAGATCTCTCTGAAGGATTCGGTGTAGTTACACGTACTGATACCCTTATTTTCGACCTAAACCCGGCTAAATAAATGTAGGTTGCACCGGTGCAACTCCAACAAATACAAAAGCCGCCCCCAGTTGGCGCTGAGAACGGCTCGTGATCGATTCTGCTTCCAGATGCGGATGCATCCAGGAACAAATAATCTGACCTAGACAATCAGATTATATCATTCCTAAAACATCTGTGCAAGCAGGTGTTTTTCTTTTACTCAAAAAGGAGTGATATTTATGCCTAAACGAAAAAAGCATCCTAAATTACCGAATGGGTATGGGACCATCCGCTATTTAGGTAAAGGCAGACGTAATCCCTATTCAGTACAGCCTCCTGCATACGAAGATCCCGAAACGGGACGATATATAAGTCCTACGGCCCTATGTTATGTTTCAGATTGGTATGTTGGTTTTGCTGTTCTGACAGCGTACAAAGCAGGCACCTACACCCCCGGAATGGAAAAAAACTTACAGCCAGTTACCGGCGATGATCCCGATGAGCTTGTGCAGCATATCCTTGCAGACTTCTCAGTAATCAAGAATGGACCTGCCAAAAATGATCCTACTTTTGCAGAAGTCTATGAAGCATTCTATGCTGATAAGTATTTTGAAGGAAATACCTATTCACAGTCCAGTATGTACTCAACTCGAGCTGCTTTCAAAAACTGCGAAGCACTTCATAATAAATCTTTCCGTTCCCTGGTCGCTAAAGATCTGCAGGATAATCTGGATGCCTGTACCTTGAAGCACGCCAGCCTTGAGCTAATCCAGAACCTGTATTCTGGCATGTATCATTATGCAGAGGGCTGTGGCCTATGTGATAAAAATTACGCTGCCTATGTAACAATTAAAACGGAAGATGATGATGAATCCGGTGTTCCCTTTACTGAAGATCAAATTCGGAAGTTTTGGCAGTATCAAAATGATCCGATTATCGAGTTTGCTCTGATTATGTGCTATTCGGGTCATAGAATTTCTGAATACAATGTTCTGGATATCGATTTAAAATCCCGGCTGTTCAAGGGAGGATTAAAGACTAAGACGAGTAAAAAAAGAACAGTTCCCATACATTCTGCCATATACCCTTTAGTATGCCGTCGCCTAAAGCGAGATGAAAAAATGTTAAACATGTCGTACCCCACTTATTTGAAATTATTTAAAGCAAAGCTGAAAGAGCTGGGATGCCTAGGAGAAGCTCCGATCCATACTCCTCATGACTGTCGCCATACTTTTTCATGGCTATGTCAACATTGCAATGTACAGGAAGACGACAGGAAACGGCTTTTGGGCCATACCTTCAATGATGTTTCTAATGATACTTATGGACATCGTGATCCTGAAGATCTTCGTGCTGAAATCGAAAAGATTTATGTGGAGGGTGTGACAAATGTGTGACAAACCGTTCCGTTTTATCTAATTTTTTTAGGTAGTGCACAATACTTCAAAATCTCTTGCTCTATTAGGAAA